AAAATTCATCAACTCGATGAAAAAGAAAACTAAAAAGTAATTATTATGGTTGATAATGTATATCTTGGAAATCCTAATTTAAAAAAAGCAAATACACCGATAGAGTTCTCTGAAGAGAATATCATTGAGTTCTTAAAGTGTAAGGATGATCCAGTATATTTTGCGAAAAAATACATAAAGATAGTATCTCTTGATAAGGGTTTAGTTCCATTTGATCTGTATCCTTTTCAAGAAAAACTAGTTAAAAATTTTCACAGAGAAAGATTTAATATATGTAAAATGCCACGACAAACTGGTAAATCTACCACTGTGGTATCTTATCTTCTACATTATGCGATCTTCAATGATAGTGTTAATATTGGAATTCTTGCAAACAAGGCAAAAATTGCAATGGATTTACTTGGTAGATTGCAGACTGCATATGAGAACTTACCAAAATGGATGCAGCAGGGTATCATAGCATGGAATAAAGGTTCACTTGAATTAGATAACGGGTCAAAAATATTAGCAGCATCTACATCTGCATCTGCTGTTCGAGGTATGTCTTTCAACATACTATTTCTTGATGAGTTTGCTTTCGTACCAAATCATGTAGCAGATGATTTCTTTGCATCTGTTTATCCTACAATTTCTTCTGGTACAAGCACTAAAGTGATTATTGTATCCACTCCTCGTGGTATGAACCACTTCTATAGAATGTGGCATGATGCTGAAAGAGGGACAAATGGATATATTCCTACTGATGTGCATTGGAATGAAGTGCCTGGTAGAGATGATGAATGGAAAGCACAAACCATAGCAAATACATCTGAACAACAATTTAAAGTTGAGTTTGAATGTGAGTTTTTAGGATCTGTTAACACTCTTATCGCACCAAGTAAACTAAAAAATTTAATTTATGATGCTCCTATAACTAAAAATGCTGGTCTGGATATCTATGAAGACGCAATTAAAGACCACAATTATATGATTACAGTTGACGTTGCTCGTGGATTAGGAAATGATTATTCAGCATTTATTGTGTTTGATATAACTGAGTTTCCATATAAAGTCGTAGCAAAATATCGAAACAATGAAATCAAACCCATGTTGTTCCCCAATATCATTCATAGTGTTGCGAAAGGATATAACAATGCATTTCTTTTAATTGAGGTCAATGATATTGGAGATCAAGTAGCAAGCATCTTGCAATATGATCTAGAATATGATAATCTATTGATGGCTTCAATGAGAGGTAGAAACGGTCAGGTAGTCGGACAGGGATTCTCAGGTAAGAAGTCTCAATTAGGTGTTAGAATGACTGCAGCAGTCAAAAAATTAGGTTGTAGTAATTTAAAGACACTGATTGAGGATGATAAGTTAATAACTTGTGACTATGAGATTATCTCTGAACTTACTACTTTTTCTCAAAAACATAATTCATTTGAGGCAGAGGAGGGATGTAACGATGATTTAGCAATGTGTCTTGTAATCTTTGCATGGTTAGTTGCACAGGATTATTTTAAAGAGATGACTGATAATGATATAAGAAAAAGAATATATGAGGAACAAAAAAATCAAATCGAACAGGACATGGCTCCATTCGGTTTTATATCAGATGGTCTGGATGACGATACATTTGTTGACTCTGAAGGAGATAGATGGCATACTGATGAATATGGTGATCGCTCTTACATGTGGGACTACAGATGATTTCATTTTTACTTTTTAACGCAGGTTTTTTAAATCTTTTATTTTACATATTCGCAATAGGATTTGTAATTTCATTAATAATAGAACAGTTTGTAAAAAATACAGGCACTGAAGAAGAACTTTTTATAGTACAAACAAACAGGAAATATTGTTGGAGACAGGCATGGGTAACAAACATTCTATGGTTCTTTTGTAATGTAGCTTTATACATAGCATCTAGAAATGCACAACCTGTAGACAATTTCTGGAATGGTATCTAATGGACTTGGATGATCAGTTTGATCTTGAACACATATTACTAAAAGAAAGAAAGTGTAGAGTTTGTGGTGAAATAAAAGATTTAATTGATGGATATTATTTAACTAGAAAGGGCAGAGGAGATATTCCATCTGCCTATTCTTATGAGTGTAAGATATGTACGATTAAAAGAATTGTGAAGAGAAGGAAATCAAATAAGACAGAAAAGGAGTGGTATTACCCAGATTGGTGATGTTCATGTGTTGTTTCCCCAATGAAAATACCCTTTTGAATAAATAATTTTAAATAAATCTGAGATTCGGAGAGTAAGGGATGGCGTTAAATTTAGCATCTCCTGGTATCGTAGTTAGAGAGGTTGATTTAACCATTGGTAGAGTAGACGCTACCTCTGGATCAATTGGTGGATTAGTTGCACCATTTGCAAAGGGACCTGTCGGGACACCAGTTTTAGTAACAGATGAGTCTGATCTGTTAGAAAACTTTGGTCAACCATACGAGACAGACAAGCACTATGAAGACTGGTTAGTTGCCTCTTCTTACCTAGCATATGGTGGAAATATGAGGGTGGTAAGAGCAGATGATACTGATCTAAGAAATGCATATACAGGTTCTGGTTCTAGTTTCAAAATCAAGAGCACAGATCACTATAATCAATTAGGATACGATAATAACACAATCACTGGTGTTACATTTGCAGCAAGAAATCCTGGTTCATGGGGTAACGGTATTAGAGTTGCAACAATTGATGGTCTTGCTGATCAAGTGTTAAGTGGAATATCAACTGCAGGAATAGGAACTAATATAACAGTTGGTATGGGTGTAACTCAACAAGTTCCATCAGGCACAGTCCTTGTAGGGTCTGGATCTACTTCAGAACTAACAGGATTCTTTAAAGGAATAGTTACAGAGGTAGGACCTGCATCTGATGAGATAACAGTAAAGTTTGTATCACATGTATCAACAGGTGGAACTGAGACAGCAGTTGATTATCAACAATCTGGTACATATCAGTTTAGTTACTCAGCAACTAGTTCAACTATTGGTATAGTAACAACAACTAGCACAGCAGCAGTAACTACATCATTTACTGGATCAAGAGACTGGTTTAATGAGCAAACACTCACACTAACTGGTGCTGGATCAACAATTACATGGAACTCTATTGTAGATAGACCTGGAACTTCAAACTTTGCAGCATCTAGAAATTCAAGATTTGATGAAATTCACGTTCTAGTAATTGATGGTTCTGGCGACGTTACTGGAAATGCAGGAACAATTTTAGAAAAACATGTTGCTTTATCTAAAGCAAAGGATGCAGAGTACTCTGTAGGAAGCACAGCATACTGGAGAAAATATCTTTATAATACATCAACAAATGTATTTGGTGGATCACAACCAGCAGGTGTCGTTGCGACAAACTTTAGCACTGGATTTACTCCTGCAACAGATATTGCATGGGATCAAGATGCTGAGGGTATTTCATTCGCAGGTTCAGGTAGTAACACTTATACATTAAGTGGTGGTGTAAACTATCAGGGTGGAACAAGTCTTACTGCATCAGGTGCTTTAACTGCAACTCTAGGTGAAATATCAACAGGTTATGAATTATTTGAGAATACTGAAAACTTTGAAATAGATTTCATTTTGATGGGGTCAGGTTCAGGAACAAAATCAAGTGTTCAAGCAAAGGCAAACAAAATCATTCAGGTTGCTGAAGCAAGAAAGGATGCAATTGCATTCATTTCACCAAACAGAGGAACATTTATTAATGATGGAACAGTAGGAACAGTTACTGTGAATAGTGACTCTCAAATTACTAATGAGGTAGTAAACTTCTATTCACCTATTACATCGACAACATTCGCTGTATTTGATAGTGGATACAAGTATATGTATGACAGATTTAGTGATACATTCAGATATGTTCCATTAAACGGAGATATCGCTGGAACTTGTGCTAGAAATGATCTAACACAATTCCCTTGGTTCTCACCTGCTGGTAATCAGAGGGGGGCGATTCTAAATGCAGTCAAACTAGCATTTAATCCTAGCAAAGCTCAAAGAGATGTGCTTTATTCAAATAGAATTAATCCAGTCATCTTCCAACCAGGTGATGGAATCATTCTATTCGGTGATAAGACTGGATTTGGTAAATCATCAGCATTTGATCGTATTAACGTTCGTAGATTGTTCATCTTCTTGGAGGATGCAATATCTGCTGCTGCAAGAGATCAACTCTTTGAGTTTAACGATGAAATTACAAGAACAAACTTTGTAAATATTGTTGAACCATTCCTACGTGATGTTCAAGCAAAACGAGGAATATTTGATTATGTCGTCATATGTGACGAAACAAATAACACCGCATCTG